TCAGAGCTGCTACAGAAGCGTTGGCGAAATGACTTTCAAACTTCTGACGGTATTGAGGCAAGTGAAGTTGCAACAATGGAGGCTGCTATTGGTGGATTTGGTTGTACTAAGTTGGTGGCCAAGTATGAAGACGAGGAAAACCCAGACCCAGAAAAGCAATATCTATGCAGTGAGATTGTGTGGGATGCTTGTAACTCTGTTTACTTCGATGCTGGTGCAATTCGCAAAGACAAAGAGGACGCTCGTTACGGCTGGCACTTAATCCGAACTAACCGAGAGAAGATTGAGGAAGAGTATGGCGTAAGCGTTACTTCGTTTATGAATCCCACCACTCTATGGCGTGGTGATAGGCTTGAGCACGATTCACAGCGTGATATCTATCTTGCCCACTACTACGAGGTTATTGAGAAGAACCTAACAACGTATGACTTCAGCTTGATGAATGGCCTAAAGATTACTACGGGTGATGGAATTAAGGATGAAGAGGGTAATAAATACAGTCGTGAAGATCTAAAAGAGATTCGAGATGTCTACCTTGAGCAGTTCGGTGAAGAGGCTCCAACCAGTAAGCGCAAAACTAAATATGTAGAGTATGCCCTGGCAGATGGTGAGAAGTATCTAACCAAACCTCAGAGAATGCCATTTAAGCGCGTACCACTATTCCCGCGTTACGGTTACTACGCAGTCATTCAAGGTCAAGAGTATTACTGTGGTGAGGTGCGCAAGCAAGAAGACCACGAGATGTTCCATAACTACTTTGCTAGCTCAATGATGGAGATCATGGCAGCGCCGCAAGTAAGTAAGCCAGAGTACACGCCTCAACAGATTGCCAAGCACGCAAGCCAACGAGCAAGAGCCGATGTTGATAACGTACCTTTCCTAATGTCCGACCCATTGCTGGATAAGGATGGCAACGTAGCGCATTTAGGCCCCATAAGCATGAGTCAGCCACCTATGATTGGTACTGGCTTGGCTGCTGCTGGGCAATTCCTTGAGCAGAACCTACAGCAAGCTGGTGGAATGGGGCAGGCTTCAGTTCCATCTAATGCTAGTGGCGAAGCAATCAAGAGTGTAAACGAGCGTCAAGATGATGCGTTTCTACCTATCGTCAAGAATACGCTGCATTCAATAAAGGCTCAGTGTGAGGCATGGATACCGGCAGCACAGTCGCTTTACTTTACCAATCAACGCAGGCTTCGGGTGCTAGAGACTGATGGAACATATAGCCAAGTAACCACGCTTGAGATGATGCAGGATGAGCAAGGCAATTACGGACCTTATGGTAACAACGCCAGAGGTCGATTCTCTGTCCAAGTTGAACAGGGTGAGGCGTACAAGGATACGTTAGAGTCCACTATCGAAAGCAACATGCTGCTAATGCAAGCGGTGGGTACAGATACAGCGGCAGGTCAAATTATCGCTTACAAGAACATGGAGCTATTGAACAAGACTGACGACCCAGCAATCCAAGCTATTGCCAAGTATGAGCGCCTAAATATCATCATCGCTAAGGGTATTCCGTACGAGCCTCAAAATGAAGAAGAGGCGCAGTATATGCAGATGAAGATGCAGCAAATGCAGCAACAGGCACAGAGTCAGCAAGATCCAATGATGATTGCTGCGCAAGCTGAACAAATTAAAGCTCAAGCCCAGATAATGGATAAGCAAGTCGATCAATTCAACGCAGAGACTAGCCGCATGAAGGTAATGGTTGATGCAGAAAAGGCTGGTGCTGATATCAACATCAAGCAAGCCGACTTGCAACTTAAAGCTATGGGTCAGTTGCAAAATTTGCAACAACCAAGAAGTATGATGTAAAATTAGCAACAAGGTTCCCGTGCCTTTCGCGGGATTTTCGTTCACCGATAGACGAGGTTATATATGTCGGATCTGGAAAATATGGCAGAAATGCAAAGTGAAGTAACTCAACCTGAAGAAGTTGTGGCGACTGAATCAGAGGAAATCACCCAGCCACAGGGTGATGACGTAGAAACAGAACTTTACATTGACACCGAAGGCGACCAAGAAGAGCCTAAAACAAGTATGAGCCAAGAGCAGGCTTATGCAGCTTTCCGAAAAGAAAAGGAAAAGCGTCAGCGTAAAAACGAGGAGCTTCAGCGAGAAAAAGAAGAGCGCGAGAAGATACAGCGTGAACTTGACGAACTGAAGACTGCTGTCGGAAGCATGAAAAAAGGTGCGCCACCTACACTTGAATCCTGTGATTATGACGAGCAACTGTTCGCACAGAAGATGAAAGAGTATTACGCGCCAAGTCAGCAAGAGCCGAAGGTAAATGCTGAAGTATCGCAGCCACAATCTAGCAATTCCGCTAATGATATGGCTGAGTTTTATTTGTACCAAAAAGAGCAGGAACTAGCTAAGCAGCTTCCAGACTATGAGCAAAACAAAGCTGAACTAGTCGAGAAGTTCAAGCAGTTTGGCGGTAACGAGCAAACAATGATGCATTTAGCTGGCATTGCTAGTCAGGCTAATGTAGACATTGCAAAGGCTAACGTAGCGCTTAACAAAGTACCCGGTCTATTGATGGAGCTTAATCAGGCGGCAGCAACAGGCAATCAATTTGCTATTGCTGAAGTATTGAAGAAAGCAGCATCAAAGGTGCAAACTCGACAGCGTAAACCTATTGATACGCAACCAGAACCGACTATTAACTCTAGCGGTCCAATTGATAATGCAGCTAAGGCCATAGAAAAAGCCAAGGCTAAGTGGATGGAGTCAGGAACGATTGCTGATTACAACGCTTACAAGCAATTGAAAAAGACCGCAACTAAATAAGGTAAACGAAAATGGCAGCACCAGACAATACTCTATTGAAAGACGTCCACACGATGGTGGATATGGTTGTAGAAGAAACAGATCAAGCCTCTGGTTTTTCTAAATCAATTCCTACATTCTCAATGGGCGACGTGGATGGCCAGCGCTATGATGACGTTGAGTACCTTCCTGAAGACTTCCGTTTTGAAGCTCAAGACGGCTACGTATCACAGGCTGATAACTCAGACGCTCAAGCGCTTACAGACCGTCTAATTCCTATTCGTCGTAACAAGTCGCTATACATCAAGACAGCGATTAAGACGAAAGAACTTCGCGACCCGCGTCTTCGTGAAATGGCTGTGAAAGGCTTTGCGCGTGAGATTCGAAATAAGGTCGATACGTACTGTTACAACAAGGCTATCGCTCATGCAAACATGGTGGTGACTTCTGATACTGGTATCGATCAATCTGATACGTCGGCGGCTGAGGTTCTAATGCTTGACGCTGGTCTAGGTGGTTACGCTTCAAACCTTCACTTGTCTTTGCCTCACTACAAAGATTTGAGTGACAAGCTAGCGCTTAACCAATACCACGGCGGCTTACCACAAACAGCTTACGAGCGCTCAATCATTCCTAACCAGATTGGCGGCTTCGATAAGGCTGTGCGTGCTGACTACCGTCTAACGCTAGGTGCTCAAACTGCAACAGGCCTTACTGTTACGGGCGACCAAAAACACACAGTAGAAACCAAAGATGCCAACGATAACTACATCGATAACCGTGTTATGGACTTGACTATCTCTGCTACTGCTGGGCTTAAAGCTGGTGATAAGTTCACTATCGCAGGTGTTAATCGTCTAAACCCTGAAGTCCGCGAAGATACTGGCGAGCTAATGACGTTTACAGTTATGTCGGTTAAGAGCGGCACTGTTGTTAATATCTCTCCTGCGATCATCGTTGACGGCCCTTACCGCAACTGTTCAGCTCAAGCGGCTGATACTTCTGCAATTACGTTCCTTAACATCGCAACGAATAACCCTTCAGTGTTCTGGGCTGCTGATTCAATGAAGCTTATCCCAGGCAACCTACCTGTAGAGGGCGGCGGTGTTGATAAGGTTGACGCAGTAACTGAGCAAGGTCTACCGATGCGCTTTACTTACTGGTACGATCCAGACCTAGAGACAATGCTAATGAAAGTGGTTATCTTCTTCGATATGGAAGTATGGCTACCTTCTCAAGTTGGTATCATTCTCGACAAACAGGCATAAAATACAGGGCGGCTTCGGTCGCCCTAATTCTTTGGGGTTAATATGAAGAACGTATTCAAACAGGGTGGAGACTGGAAAGACTCACAAGGTCGCAGCTATACGGTTAAATCGGTTTCTAATAAGAATTTTTCTCGATACATTGACGAGGGTTGGTTTTCTCAACTAGATGACTGCTTTGCCTTGGAAGGCGTATTTGAGGAAGTGCCGGAGCAAGGCAGCGATTACGAAGCTGAGTTGCGCGAACAAATTAAAGCGCTAGGCGGTAAAGCTGGCGGTCGCTCATCCATCAAAACGCTTGAGAAACAACTCAAGGAGCTGAAGAATGGAACCGATAACTAAAGGCCAACTGGTAGACGTAGCGCTTAAACACTTAGCGCTATCTGGCGCTCTATTGAATCAGTCTCCTAGAGATACAACCGACTTTCTATCATTCCTTGAAATGATGGTTACTAGCTGGACAAATAAGGGCGTTAACATTGGCTATAAACTTTCTGAGTTCGGCATTGAGCCAGACGCTACAGATGATAGCGGAGTCATGCCAGATGATGCGTCAGCAGTAGCTCTAAATCTAGCCGTGTATGGCGCTGCATCTCGCGGGCTACTAACACAGCCAAGTCTAAGAGCTAGCGCCTATGAGGCTTATCTAGGCTTATTTAGTGCTGAGTTAATTCAGAGAGAATCTAACTCAATGCTACCTACTGGCTCAGGCAATCAGGTTGAAGGTAGTTGGCTTTCGGATTACCAACCAATTGATGACAATATGTCAGTGGAGAACAATGGTCAACTTGATGACCTAACGCTATGAAAAAGCCCCGTCATGTGCGGGGCTTTGCTTTACTCAACTCCACTTACAGATATGCAGTGAAATTTTATTGACGACCTGAAACGTATAGTGTCTTTATTTATAGCTTCCTTAATCAATGCTCCCGCTTTCATGCATGACTTGTAATCAGCAAATACTTGCGAGGTCATTGAGCCTTGGTTGTGACTCATTAGCGTTACCAATAAAATCCACTTCACCCCAATCCCTCCAAATACTTCATCACAGTAGACATGTTAATGAGAGTGTTACACTGTGAGCTAACCTTCTCTCTGTCTTTTTCGTGTAGTGCTAGTATCTCTTCTGCTGCTTCACGTTTTACTTGTTTATCATCGCGAACGTTCCATACTGAAACCTCAACAGGTGATGACAGCTCAAAGATACAGTCTTTACTTTCACACCCCATGTTAGATCTTTTACGTTTTCAGGAATAAAAGGTACGGAGCTCTCTCCATAAGTAAAACTGTCTATATTTTCATTCCCACAAAACGGGCACGTCTTTAACTCACTCATACATACACCCAACAATCAAAATACAAGCCACTGCAAAAGCAATGGCGCATAGGTTTAGTTTCATCTATCTATCTCCGTTCGTTTGATGAGCTAAGTATTGACTCATTCCATTTCCGTGTCAACATTTAAATTTAAATAAAATAAACCTTGCCTTATTAATTAGAATGCTTAATAATAACTTTAAGTTAAGCAAATAGGTATGTTTATGAAGACTGCTGTGGTAATGGAAAGAAAGCTTTATGGCATGACCGTTCGTCAAAACCATAAAACAGGAATGATGAGCGCGAACGACTTACACAAGGTTGGCAACTCGCTGAGAAAAGAATACGGACTTAGCCAAAAGCAAATGGCATCTTACTTTAACCTAGACTCAACAAGAGAGCTTATTGATGAGCTTTGCTTGGTTGAGAATATCAAGTTCGATGAGGCAAAGAAGTCGGGAAGGGGCAAGCACGGAGGGACATGGGTTCACCCTATAGTGTTTGTTGATATGGCAATGTGGTACTCGCCGCAGCTAAAAGTGAAGATATTGAAATGGGTGCAAGACGGGCTATTAATGGCTAGAGATGAGCCTGGTGACGAATTTAAAGCAATGATGTCTGAGCTGTCTAGAGTATTCCCTAA